TTACTCTAATGACCATCTTCTACTCCTCTACATCAATTACTAGACCGCTACGCGCTGCTACTCGTCCGTTGCCGCCTTCGTACTCTGCTACGCGAACAAGACCTTGGAAGTCAGAACGTCCATCATTTGTTTTAACGTGCAACGTGCTTGTGACGTCATCATAATCCAAGTGATATATGCCTGATGCGCCTGCGTTTCGGTACAACGTGGCTTGCGCGTTTTGTTGGTACAGGGCGCGTTCATCTTTGTAGATTTGATCTACTTGCTCTGTAGTAATCGAGCCTTGTGCAATTCGCCACATAGACATAGAACCTAAAAGCTCATACGCCTGAGATTCATAATCAGCGAAGCGTCGCCCTAGCGTAAGGTAGGCACCGCTAGGAAGTGTTTGCGAAGTTCCATTGCTTACTTTATTAATAAGCCTCCCGTCAAAGTAAAGCCGCGCTTCAGTAGGGCTTACACTCGCAACAATAAAGTGCCAAACATTGTTTTGAAGGAATTGACCAGTGTCAATAGCGCCGCCATCAAAATCAAAATAGAGCGTGTTGTTGGTTTTTATATACATGTTAAGACGGTTGTCACCGCTAGAGTTTGTCAGGTCAAAGAAATGACCATCTCGCGAACCGTGCGTCTGCTCTCTACGAACCCAACCCATAATCGTGTATGCGTTACTGCCAAAAGACAAGCTGCTGTTGTACGGCTGACGTAGGAAGTTTGAAGCGCTGAACCCGCTATACCCGACAATCTCTGCGCCAGTTGCTACTGGTGTTTTCGTTATAGTTCCGTGAACAGCGATACCGTTCCGCTGAGTGCTGCGATCAACCTCAACTTTTCGCACAGAGAAGTTATTAAACGAAAGCGTTTCGCCTGTTGCTGCGGCGTTAAGTTCAACAATTATGTAATTTGTGGTACTAAGGGCGGTAAACTTCAACAAACGTGTTGAGCCGTTAGTTATAGCGACCGCAGTCCCGACAGTATCAAGGTCATCGCTGCCCCAAATAAGGTTACTATGAGCGCCAGCGTTGTCTGTGGTAAAGCCCAAATACCAGCCGCCCGTGCCGAACGTGCCGCCTGTAGCTGTTAGCTCTACTATGTACTGCTCTCCAACGACCAAATCAGTTACGGCTACGGATGCTCCATTCCAAGTTAAAGTGTTTCCGCTTGTTACAGTAACAGTATCACCGCTTACACTTACAGAGCCGCCCCGAACAGCGTAGAAATCGCTTAGGGCTGGGGTAATGTCTCCAGTAACATCGTCTGTGCTTGTATCAGCCATAGTACACAAACGAGAAAACCCTAACTGCCATCCGCTTACCCAGTTTGGAGTGACGTAATGGACAAGGTTGTCGTTTCGGCCTGTCTTAACAAGATCGCTGACCATTGTAAAACCGTGAGGCGCATCAGCCGCGAATTTGTTGCGTTCGGTAGGTACTGCGTGACCCTGATAATCGTATTGGCTGTTTGCGTAGCCTAGAGAGCAAGCAATGTTTGTTGACCATGTGTAGTCGTACTTGCGCACCCAGCCCCAGTTGTAGCTGCCTTCGTCGCCTTTGTATGGAAAATCCTTAGCATCCAAAACTGCGACTTCATCATACCGCGCATCATAAGTTGTCAGAGTTTCTACAATAAGCTCATTATCGCGCCCGAACCGAACTCGCGATGCTTTTGAGCCATCTGGCCCTGTGCTTGTCTTGTCATATATTTCCTTGCTTGGCCCTTGGGGGTAGCTGTCCAGCAAAAATGAAAGACCGCCCTGCGTTGCCGCGACGATAGTTGGAATGGCTATTTTTGAAATAGGGTCAATCGGTGCGTTAGGAAGAACTGTCATAGCTACTCCGCCGACGTACCTGTTTATAATATCGTCGTACCCAGAGGGCAAACCTTGGAACCCGTTGTCCCCAGTAAGGCGGTTTCTATCAGCGATCCCATAGTTCCAAATCTGCACAGAGGCTCCATAGTAAACCCATGCGGTGTCGTGCAAAAAGTTTACCGTTGTCAGCCTGTTGTTGTTAGAAGAACCATTATGACCAACAGCCATAATCCCGTTGAGCATTTCTATGTCAGCAATTCCTGGTCTCATCATCCTAACACTACTGTCGCTTGCAGTGTTAAACTTCATCCACATTGGGAAGTCTGGATCATCGCCATCATAAATAGTTATGTAATTTTCATTCGCGATAATAACCGCAATAGCTGGAAACTCTTTGCGGGCGCTGCGCGTGTCTGATTGGCCTTCGTTATACCAGCTTAGGTGAGAGGTTCGCTTACGCCATGCGCCCCCGTCACTATCTTTTGATGTGTCATAAACAAACGCAGCAACAACATCTTCACGATTGATAACCTTGTCATAAGCGCCAAGGGTTAATTCTGTAATATTCGCGTCGAAGTGATCTTTGTCTACATACGCCATAGACCCAAGCTGTGCGTTTGTAGGTACTTGGTTGGGCGCGGTTCCAATAAGTTTAGCCATTATTCATCTCCTGCCCATTTTCTGTGAGGGTTCTTTGGCGGTTTCGCTAAGATTGGCAGAACCGCCTTCTGGTCTGGGCTTAGGCTCCCACGGTAGTTTGCGTGATACCCTTCAACCGCTGCCATTTCGTTGTATTCCAAGCCATCTTCATTAGTAAGAACTTCACCAGTTGGTTTGTGTATCACACCGATAATATCCAACATCGGCACTATCTTGCGCCATTCATAAGCACCGCTAGGCGACCAATCCGCATCAGTAGCAAGGTCTACAGGGCGCTGGTTGTTTTCGTCCTCTGGATCGTAATGCTTTTCGGCTAGGCTTGCGGCCTCAAGCGCTTCCCAAAGGCTTTGTTCGTCAGTGGCTTTTAGATAAAACGTAGTCACCTTATTCCTCCGAAATCGCTTGTATTTGTGGCGTTGTCAAAGAAGCTGGGTATAGAACCACGCGCTTCAAATGTCCGTCTAGTCGCCTAACATTGGTGTCCCCGTACCCCAAATCCAGAGTGTCAATAGAGCTTGAAACGTATCGACCAGTGTCACTTGCAACAGTCGCCCCATTCTTAAAGGCTTGGATGTTTCCATCCTCATCCCAGCGTATTGCAAACCAATAGGTTTCGCCGCCAGTTATTGCAGCGTTATCGTATAAGAGGTTGCTTGCGCCAGAGTATGTCTGAAACACAAAAAGGCTTCCATAACCGCTTTGCCATGCTCGCATGTCAACAACAGATCGTGTTGTGGCTGCATCATTCAGCTGCGCGATTGGCGACCATCTACCTCCCGCAGCCCTATAAATAGAGAACTCAGCGAACAATGTGCCATTGTCTCTTGGTATCAAGTCTCCAATGTCACGCATCCTCGGCGTATCAGCTTCTCTGGAAACATTCGATCCGTTTGTTGGAATGTATGATGTCGAAAAATCACCTATCTCTGCCTGTACCCCCCAGAGAAGTATCCCAGTACCAAAATTCGCCGCTTGGTTTGTGAAAACTGTGTCTGCTTGTGTAGCCAGTGTTCCATTTTCATCGGCAGGGGAAATATACATAGAGTAGCTTGTATTTGTACTTGTCGCGGCACCAATAAGAATGCAACGATACCAACCATTTCCTACGTCCTCAATCGCCGCATGAGTTCCTGACTGAGCGCCTCTATTCGTTACAGTGCCATTTATAAGATCGAACAAAGCCGAAACTTGATAACCGCCTGTATGAGAAAACGAAGCTTGCGTTACTGCACCAAATGCTTTCAGGTACACTGAAAAAGCATAGACTTCACCTGACGTTGCTGACCAGCGGGGTTGGATTTCATGCCGTCCTGTCGCTGTAATCGGGTACACTAAGTCTGCTGTTTTTGTTCCGTCAGGAGCAACAGCCACATTTGATCGCACAGCCATTTGATTTAACCCCGCCGCAAGACTAGCGTCCTCGCTGTATGAGTGCAGGTTAGCGCGTTCTTCTTCAACAAGCAGACCTTTACTTAAACCAGTAGCAGGGTCATGATCAAACCGTGGCTCATCAACCGCCGCTGTGAACATCTTTGGCTGGTATTTTATGATTGGAAGCCCAGACGTTGCTAAATACTCTGTAGCAAACCCTCGCTCCTCTACCTGTGCGCCCCAAAGGTAAACCCGCCCGTCATCGTCCCGCGTGTCAGAGCCGTCATCATCTGCCATGATAATGCTGACATATGGGTTTGCGTTAGCGTTGATTTGCCCGCTTAAAATAAGTCGATACCAACCATTTCCGTAATCTTCTACAGAAATAGAAACATCTTCTGAGCCGCCGTTAGCGGTTGAAATCCCTGTTGCTCCTGTGCTTACGTTGTAAAAGCCGCGAAGGTTTTGGCCACCGTCCCCGACTAGGAGCCTCACCCAGCTTCCACTTGTAGAAACTTTTGCAAAGACAGAAAATGTTACATAGCCAAGGTTGATAGGCGTGTAATCGTATAGCTCCGCACTTGCACTTGACTGTATAAGATGATCTGCTGTTGTCGTCCCGTCAGGCGCTGTTGTGTCGTTTGCTGTTATAGAACAACCCGCCTTTGTCCACGTGGAGTGATCAAACTCTTGGCTCCTTGGGTGTAGGTTTTCTTCCGCTTTTACCTTGGTTTCCCCATCGTAGTAAGTCGCGGTTGAACCACGAGAAAAAGAAATCCTTGGGTCAAGTTGCTTGCTGTTCTTGAAGTCCAGCATGATATTGGGGCGAACGTCTGGGAGGGCTTCGTCGTTTGTAAACTTGTCGGCTTTGACTTCGCCTGTGATGTCGACCCCGGTGCTGCTTGTCGCGAGTTTGGCTGCGTTAGCATAGTAAACAGTGACACCCTCTTCATCTACTGTTGAGAGCATATCGTAACCACTGTTACTTTCTATGCGAACATCTGTTCCCCTTAAACGTAAATTACCAGTACCAACATCTTGAATGTAACTATGTGACCCAGTGTGGACAATCTCTAGGTCGTTATCGTCGCCAAGGCGTATCTTGTCATTGTCGCCGAAGGACAAGTTGCCCGTCATCGTGTCGCCGGAAGCGTCGACCTTATTCTGCTGTAGCTCTACAAAGTTGTTATCAAGCTCAGCGTTAGTGAGGGGCGCATTGTTGTTGGTAACGCCCGTTGCCGTGGTTTGGCGGGTTTTGATAGCCATCTTCTACGCCCCTCTCTAAACTTACGATGCAGACAGTGTGATTGTCCAAGTAACGGACATGGTGTCGTCTGCGGCTTTGTTAACGACTGAGAAGACTGTGCGGCACAACATGTCACCGCCTGTCGCAGCGTTAAAGATACCTGCCTCAGTGACTGCGCCTGTTGCGTCGCCTGCTTCAAATGAAGACACGTACACAACTTTCTCGTCGTTGGTTCCTGAAATTGTGGTTGAATCCAGTGCTTCGCGAGAACCCAAGATCGAGCCTAGGTCTGTGTCAGCTGCGGCTGCGGCTGTAGAACCTGAACCCAACGCCATATGCGACATGACGCTCTTCGCAGTTCCGGTCATGCGAGACGCAATGTAGGCAAGGCCAGCGTTAACCACGAGGTTTTTAACCTCACGTTGGTCTTTGATGTTTCCGGCCTTGTCCTTCAGGACGATGTTAAGCTGGCCGGAGAGCTTCAAGTTTTCGTTAATCATAACGATCTCCTTCAGAACGTTCTGGAAGCCCCGACAAAATCTTCCTCAAAGTAAGTGAAGTCAGAGTATCCCTGACTCCGCAACGACCCCGCGTCGGCTATCGGGGCCACATCCTGTAACAACTTGTCGAGTGCAACAGTGTTAGCGTCTCCTATAAGGGCGCTATCCGAGCGAGGACGGCTGAACGTCTTCGACAGAAGTTCACTTGCTACAGGTATATCATAAATATGTTTACTTGTAAGCACATTTGTGCTGTCGTCAACTCCGGGCGTCTCGGAAAACGCTCGAATAAAGTCGACCTGACGCTCGAACACGTCGATTGCTGTCGGCGTTTCCGTAATATTCTTACCAAAATTCGCCACAGATATTTCTGAAATGGACGGTGCTTCAGTGAAAGAGCGGCTGTAGTTAACCTGCTTACTAAAACTTTCAGACACAGAAAACGCGTTCGCAAACGGCTTCGCCAAGTCTATCGTGTCATTGTCCGTCACGCTTGGTGCTTCAGTAAACGCGCGGATGAAGTCGACCTGACGATAGAAACTATCTGTAGCACTCGCAGTATTGTTGTTAAACTTAACGAACTGCATCTCTTGGTCATCCAAAATAGACGCTGTACCATCCACGTCGTCTGTTGCATCTACAGTGTCAGTGAACGAACGACTGAAGTCTACTTGGCGGAAGAAGCTCTCTGCTACGCCCGCGCCATCTGCGACAACTTTGCCCGGTCCAAGGCTTGGGAAATCAAGAGCGGCTGCAAAATCACTGCCGTAGGTATAACCATCTGCAACGTAGTCTTCCCCGAAGTACGCGCTGACGTTTGATTTAGCTATGTTGAACGCATGAGACTCAAGAACATAACCCGTATCGTCTAGTGCTTTTCCAACGTCGAACGCGTAGTCAGTATCATCGGCTGCGGGGGCGTCAAACAGACCTTTACCAAACGCAAACGTGTCGATTGCATCTGTGGCTGATCCTGTGTCCGCAAGGGGCTTGCCTACTCCTAAAGAGTGCAACTCAGTGGCTAGAGGGGCGTCGGCTAAACCTTTACCAACATCAAACTTATTAATCTGGTCAGTGGCAACCGGAATATCAGTTGGCTGCTTGTTGAACTGAACCGTATCGTCGTCAGTAACAAATCCGTCATCAAGAAACGGAGCTTTTGTTACATGTTTAGCAGGTGTGTCGATAGCAGTAGGAGTTTCAAACAGCGGGCGTTCAAAGTCTTTAAGAATCTTTTCCGCGTCTACAATACTAACAGTATCCGAAGCACCTTTATCGAACGCCATAAACTGAACTTCAGAAACGACAGCGTTATCTGCGCCTGCAAATTCTTTAAAGAACTCAAAAAACAGTTGGTCAGAGGGCCGTGCACCGTCACGGATATAATACGTGTCAAAGTACTTAGCAAAGTAAACAAAGTTACCGACTTCAGCCTCGGAAACAATACGGTTGTAAGTAGTGGTAGTCGCAGAAACACCTCTAGTCTGCGAGAACGCAGCTTTAATTTTGTTTACAAAGACTGCCGACTTTAGCTTCATGCAAAGTCTTCCCGTATCTTAAACTTCAGCTTGTCGAAAAGAGTTTCGCGAAGTCCGCTAGAACGCACCACCTCGATCTCACCTTCGTAAGCACCTGCATCTTGGTTTAGGTCGTTGGTTTCCCACTGGAGAATAGCAACTCCGTTCTCTGCTGTATCTGGGTTGACGTACAGTTCGCGCGAAAACAAAACCTCGTCTTCGCCTGCTGCCCTAAAATGTAGAGTCACGGTGCCTGCGGTCAGATCAACAGGATCGCCTGTGTCTTCTTCCGTTAACGCGACTTTAATCTGTGGACCTGTGTCGCCTTGGACGTATTTGAATGTTGTTGCCATTTACATACCCCTGCGAACTGAAGCCTTGTCGAAGCCCTGCGCCATTACGCGCAAGTTGACGCGACGCGTGTCACGACCTTTGGCTTCGTCCATGTGTCTGTAGAACTCGCCCTTGTAGTACATAGCTGCCTCGGGGTTCGTCCATTCTTTGCCGGGAACTGACGTCAGCTTGTAGATCGCTCCACATGCGATTGAGCGCCCGTGCGTCTCGAAGATAAAGTCCTCAACCCCTGTCGCTGCCAGTGACGGCTTCAACGTGCCTACGCCTGAGAACGTATATTTCTTGTCCGGAGTGGGGAAAAATCTAATCTGGGTGTCTTGGTAGATCGTATAGTGAGAAGGAGAGGCGTTGCCGACAGTGTTCGGCAGCGAAAAGTGCCGATCTGTCACGCGTTTCAGAGGTTGTCCATCTAAGTATAAAACGAGCACATTCTCCAAAACCGCGCCCGTCGGGACGTCAATTTCGTAGTCTGGCGTGTTTTTACTGGTAAAATCGTTCTCAATATCAAACCGCCACAACTCGCCCCATCCGCTATACTCAGCAGCAGCTTCTTGCAGGTGCGATTGAATAACGATCTCGGGGCAACCCGGCACGTGGGGTTGTATGTAAGGGTAAAAACTATCCCACGCTACTGCCATCTTAGGTTCCTCCGACTGATGCTACTGGGGCTACCGCTGCGTCAACCTGTGTTTTGGCTCCTAAAGCCGAATTGAACGCTTGATATGCCGCTACTGCACGTGCCTCATTGGCTCCGTACTCTGCATCTTTTGAGTAAGCTCGGTATAAAACCCAGTCGAGGATCGGAGACATGTAGATGTCGTCGATCAAAATAACTTCTGTGTTAGAGCCTGTTGGGTCTAAATCAGACTCAGACAGCGAGTGTGTGCCCGGTACGTCAGCGTAAACAACTTCAAGCTGCGCCGCTGTAGTCGCTGGCGGGTAAACAAAAAACTCTTTCGGCTGTCTGGTATCGTATGTGTAGTGCTGAATGTTCACAGACGCCGTTTCAGAGTGCCATGTGGGCTTCTGATCGTCGAGAACACTGCGGCTCACCACCCGAACAACCTTTTTAGTAGACGTCGCAGCGAGGTTCCGTGTCACGTCTAGTAGTCGGATCGCTGAAGAAAACTGGTCTGTCAGAACCTGACGAGACCCTTCTGCGCAGGTAAAAGTACCTGTCTTTGCGCTCGCATCCGGGCGCAACAAAGTAATCGCCATGTAGGCTTCGTTAATCCAGTTCTGCAATTCGAGGCGGGGCCAACGAACGTTAGTATCCTGAAGTACGAACTCCACACGGCGAATGATGTCGATAACCTTAACTGTCGCCATCGGTCCAAGCCTCGTTTACATCAGGCGTGCTTGGGTCATCTGCTTTCAGTGTGCCATCCACGTTTCGTGCGCGAGTGCGTTTCGACGTCGTCTTCTTCGCGGTTGTTTTCTTCTCAGGCTCGCGGTGCTTCTCCGCTAACTGAACTCCTGCTTCATTAAGCTGGAACTCGCCCTTGATAATTTCAGCAACAAGTACGCGCTCACCGTCAACCATGACGCGGCCTTTACTGCCGACAATCTCACCGCCAAGTTTTTCTACAAGTTGGTAAACGTCCATAACGTCCCTCCTATCGCGGTGAGAGGGGGGTTACCCCCTCTCTGTTAGACTTAGCTGGCTGAGCCAACGATAGCAGTTACTAGAGCGTCGTCTTTTACAACTTTGCGTCCATACACTGCTAGACCACGGACGATGTCGCCGAAGTCTGTCTGGTTGCGC